CACGGATAAGTTCGCGATTCAGTTGTGCACAAGCTTGCTCAACACCGAAAGTCTTGCCATTGCCAGACAGACCCGTGATGAACAGGGGATAGAAAGTCTCGGACTTCAGGACTTTCTTGATACGATTGAAGTTGCCAAAAGAAACAAAGGAAGAATCCTGTGCAGGCACAAGGTTCTGAGCAGCAACGGTTTGCTCAAACTGCTCACGTGCTTCTTGCACAGTCAGGTTCCAAGTACCACGCTTGACCTTGTACTGATCGAGTTTCTTAGTGACAGTCTGATATGAGAGACCAGCTTCACGAGCATATTTCTTGACCTCGGTAGCGGTGATATCAGAACCGAAGCGGTCGCGGAGATCAGAAACGATGGACATTGGTGTGTTGCGTTGATGTAGTTATTATAGAGGAGGGTGCCCCTGAGACCAGGGGCGAGTGGACGGTTAATCAGCTGACCATATCAGCGAAAGAGGACAGGATTTTTTTGTTGACAGACTTGTTTCCAAGAGACTTCTTGAAAGCAGACTTGATCTGAGCTTTGGTTGCAGAAGATGTAACTTCAAACTCAGTGTCAAGAGACATCGACTTGGTGCCGATCAAGTAGAAAGCATCGTAACCAAGACCTTTGCCAACAACCATAGTCTTTTCTTTCTTAAGTTGCTTACGGAACTTCTCAACGTCATCGATATTAACGTGCCAAGCAGCAGCACGAACCCAGGCAGCAACATCACGACCTTCAATGAGTCGGAAGCAAACAATGTTTGACTCAGGGAAGGAGTTCTTCACATTGTCAAGGTAGATCTTCATATTGCCAAGGTAACCTTCTTGAAAAGGTTTGTAGACCATACCACGTCTGCGATTGCGAAGTTGTGCACGATTTTCAACAGAGCGAACAACGAAACGATCGTCATCATCGAAAGCGGGACGATTGCCAGTAAAACTACCAGCTCCTGCTTCACCATCAGAGAGAACAATTACATTCAGTTTCTCGACGTTGTACTTCTTACGGAACCAAGGCATCACAGTGTGCAAAGAGTTGATGGCATCTGCGAGTGGAGTGCCACCAACTGCACACCCGATGGGATAAGACAGAGAACGAGCACCATAGAATACAGAACCCAGTTCGTAACTAGAGAAGAATGCACTAAGACGGAACAAATACTTCAGTTGATTCTCAAACTCTTTAGCAGACAAATCAGTAGTGATCACATTGACCAGACTGAAGCTGCCACCAAAACAATATGTATTCGGTTGGGTACGAAAATCCTTGTGCTCACGTGGCCATTCAGTTGTGAACAAATATGCATTGAAAGGAATCTGCACTTTCTTACAGAACCAAGCAATGTTCATCAACTGCTTGATCATATTGAAAGCAACGCCTGCAATAGAACCAGACCAGTCAACCAACGCAATCAGACCGTGGTTCTTACCATCAGGAACGATGTTGATCTTCTTAAAGATGTCATCGTTGTACTTGTAAGTATGTAGTTTTGAAGTGTCGAGAACACCAGTCTTAGCAATGGTAGAACGAGCATATGCAGCTGCAGATTTCTTGCACTCAAACTCTTTAACGAGGTAGTTTACCTCGCGAGCAGCAGACTTACGATAAGCGGCATACTCAGTATCAGCATACGAAATGTCGTGGTTGGAGTAATGTTCTTCACAGACTTTACGGAAGTCAGCATTGTCAACAACCAGATCTTCTATCTTCATCTCGGGGATTTCGATGATTGTATTCTCATCGTACTTGTGAGTGCTAGCACGATCTTCCAGAGCTTGAGAAAGATTGTCAGCGGTGGTCACAGATTCGTGGGAACCTCCACCACCTGATGAAGATTCAATCTGACCATCAGTTTCTTCTTCTCCCTCCTCGTGGTCCTCAGAGTCGCCTTTCTCGTCAGAGGAAGACTGTTGCTCAGCAGTGTCGCCCTCGCCTGTGTTAGCGCCTTCCTGAGGCGACTGAAGGGGTGCTTCAATCTTCTGCTCATCCTTTTTCTTAAGAGCTGCCATCAGACGTGCTGCTTCCACAGCATCTTCAAAAGTCTCTGCCTTCTCAACCAAGGCAACAATGTGCTGCTCTTCGATAGAAAACTCAATGTCAACAAAGTGACCGAGTTTGAAATGAAGGTTGACACGATCAGCAAGGGACATCTCATTGACATCTTCATCTTCGATGCCAAAGAAATCCATCGCGTGCAGCTGACGGTAACCTTCGTAGAAATCTTTACGGAGACCCAGGAACTTGCGCTTCATCAGTTTCTCAACGCGAGCATCCTCAGTCACATTGATGTAGTCCTTAGGTGCACCACACCCAGTCATATCACGATCGGGAGTAAACAGAGCGTGACCAACTTCGTGACCAACCAGGAGATCATAGACGCGATCACTAAGGTTCTTCCAGATAGGAAGAGTCAGAGTACGGGTGTGGACATCGAATGATGCAGTCTTGACTGCCTTGTGCTGCACTAGCAGGTTCTCGGTTGCAAGCAGTTTGGCGAGGTTGCCTTTGATCTCTTGGTTCATTGTCCTCGTGTGTATGCAGACATTATAAAACCCCTGACCTCGGTCAGAGGTTCAGGGGTGCCAGTTCCGAAACTGCACGTACAGCTTCACTTTCTGCAGTGACTGGTGGTCTCCAGTGTAAGTTTCCTGAGACAGAAACTCTAGGGTCATCACCTTGGTGTGGTCTAACACTGTGGTCTATTGATGCAGGGAAAACAATAATATCTCCAGCAGCAAAACTAAAGTTGATAGTATCATAAACATTACCATCCTCGTGGTTAAATTCTTTTAGAATTTGCCACTGCGAAAAAACATTTGGATTTCGTAATTGCAATCCTTCTGCATCTGTCAGATACCAAGTATAGACGAGATCAGCTCCAGGATGGCAATGAGCAACGTTCTCATTGTTTTTGCGGTTGATGTTTACCCAAGTGCTACCCATTCTAAATGCAGGTAGGTGTTGTGTCAAGAAACTCTTGATAGGAAGAATATAGGGGTCGTGATCTGCAGGTTCTGATTGCCAACCACCTCGGTTAGATCTGTTGACTCCTTCTGTGAGTTCTGATTTTTGCAACCAGTAAGTCAAAGCTCCTTCTGGAATATCAAGAGATGCTTTGAAAATAGGAGTAGCAAAAATAGGTAGATATTCAAACATTAGTCTTCCATACCTTCAAAAGCTTCAAGAATAGCATCCACCTCTTGAATATGCTCCACGTTGAAAACCATCTCCCCAAGGTTCTTGATGATGAAAGGACTCTCAGTGCGTGCAGCGAATGCAAGAGCTTCACGCAAATGTTTTTGTGCTTCCTGAAGAGAAGCTTTAACTTGTTCCGAAACCATTTTAGTCTGCTGTGATAGTGTTGGCGTCTTGTACTTCTAACTTGGAGAAGTTTTGAGGTTTAGTGAACTGAAGAACTCGATCAAACTTGTCAGTCAAGTTATCTCTATGCGAAATGACAAAAACGTTTGCGTTCTCATTGAACGTTCGTAGGATAAAGGATAACTCATCCGACCCTACTGTGTCAAGAGACCCATCAAAGATTTCATCTAGAATGAGGAGGTTAGTATCCACAGAATTCTTGAGCTTAGCGACAGAACGCCAAGTAAGCAGAAGACTGATATCAATACGAGCTTTCTCTCCTTCACTGAAGTTTTCATAACTAAATTCATCAATGTACCTAGATTTCAGGACCTCTTTAAATTCCTCATCAAGAGTAAAGTTACAGAAGAATTGAAGCCGATTCAAATATTGATTGATCAGCTTGTTCATCACAGGAAGATATTTTTTGATAATCCTCGTCTTGATGCCAGAGTCCTTAAGCAAAAGACCTGCGGTTGAATGCAGATCAAGTTGTTTCTTGGACTCTAACAGATCAGCGGTGACCTGTTTAAGAGATTCATTCATCTTGAGAAGTTTCTTAGCTTCATCTTTAATAGATGACTCATCACTCAAAAGATCTTTAATCTCTCTCTGCAGTCCTTTCCGCTGACCGTCAAGCGTGGTTATCACCCCCTGCTGCTTATACGTGATTTCAGTACAGTCTCTAATTGCATTGGTATACTCCGTAAGTTGTTCTAGTGGTGAAACAATTTCAGTAAGGCGTTGATCGATGTCAGCAAACGCTCCTTCGATTTCTCCGATCTTACCGTCGAGTTCGGCAATTTGTTCAAGTTTGAAATCCTCGCTAATGGATTGCTTACAAGTAGGACAGTGCTCACTATCAACATAAAATCTTTTGTCACCTGCAAGCTTACTTACCTTCCGTTGCAACTTCATCGACAGAGACTCAAGATCATTCTTACGCTTTTGGGGGTTGTTGAGAGCGTCAATCTGTTGAGTGATCTCCTCAATCATTTTAGTAGCGTCAGCGATCTTTTCTCTGCAAGAGTCTTGACTCTCTAGGACTTTGCGAAGTTGTTCTTTCTTCTGTTCAATATCTTTACTCTTCTTTTCCTCCAGTTGAGTGATAAAACCTTGTTGTAAACAAATCTTCTCCTTAACGCTAGTAGCGTTCATTTGATGCGTACGCACAGCTTCCTTAATAATCTTTAGACGGACTTTCAGGACATCGTTCATAGAAGAGAATACATTAATATCTAGGAGATCTTCTATGATTTCTCTGCGAGCTGCCAAAGGCAATCTCATAAAAGGCACAAAAGTGCTACTGCCCAGAACTACAATCTGAGTGAAAGATTTATAGTTCAACTTGAGAATGTTCTGCTCAAAGTTCTTTTGTTGATCTACAGCAGAACTGTTCTGATCAAGCATCTTACCATTCACCCAGATCTCAAAGATGTTTGGTTTGATACCACGAATGACTTTATATTCTTTACGTCCAATACTAAATTCAATCTCAACCAGAGTGTCTTTCTCATTAACACTGTTGACCAGTTGAGGTTTATTAATTTTACGGAATGGTTTTCCAAACAATCCAAAAGTAAACGCATCGAGGATTGTGGACTTACCTGCACCATTGGTGCCAATGATCAAGTTCGTGTTAGCAGCATTGATTTCTACTTCAGTAAAGCTGTCACCCGTGCTGAGGAGGTTCTTCCAACGGATCTTCTTGAACAGGATCATTATCTAATGGGGGAATAACGAGAACGTCAGGTGTGATAATAGAGTATTTGCAGTTGACTCTTTCGCAAGTTTGGATTACATCTCTATCCGCTACTTTAGTAACTGCCATAGGCGGGAAGTCATCTGCTTCCAATAACCCAGCATACCGCATAGCGTCATCCTTGTCAACAAACAAATAGAGGACGTTTTCACCGTGCTCATCGTGCACAGCGTAAGCGCCCTCTCCTTCGTGACCTTTTAATGTGATGATAAACACTACGCTACTTCACAGGATTCAATATATAGTGATTTCATCAGACTCTTAAGTGCGGTTTTATCTACATCAACGGTCACTTCGTCTAAGTATTCATCGAGAAGTGTCAGTGTGTCTTTAACGTCCAGAGCATCAGCTTCAGGATCATCAAACACACCGACTTTCTCAACAACTTTTACATCCAAAGCGCCAGCATCGTAGAGAGTGTTTAGCATATGCTCGAAGTCTGTATAGTTAGACTTTTGCTCTACGATAACTTTGACATACTTGCCAGCGTATTCTTCTGGATCAATTCTAGATTGTTCAGCTGAATCGTTCCAATAAATTTTGGCAAAAATTTCGTACGGGTTTTTCACCATACGAACTTTGAATGTCTCTGTATCAAAGATGTGGAAACCACGGGTGTCACCGTGATCGTTCCAATACATCTGATACGGGTTACCAAGATAGGTAACATTGCCCTTGGAATTCTTATGGTGGAAGTGTCCGCTCAGGACAACATCAAAGTCAGAAAAGAGGTTAGCGTCCATTCCACTGTCATAGCGGAAACCAGGGCGAGCAAGATACCCACTGAGCTCCAAATGACCCATTGCAACTCTAGAGGAAGACTCACGAATTTTCGCAAGGGACAAGTCATAGTTATCAGAACAAATCCAAGGAACAAACAAAACACTTGTTCCACCAATCTCAACATCAGTGGGTTCTTTATACACAATCACATTGTCATACTCTTTGAGCAACAACTCCATCGAATTGATTTTGTTGGTGTTCTTGTAGTAAGCTGTGTGATTGCCAACTACGGTATGGATAGTGATACCCATATCGCGGAGAACGTTATAGTACGTCTCCTTTGCCCATTCAAGAGAAACAAAGTCGATACTCTTGCGATTGTCAAAAGTATCGCCAAGATCGAGAACTTGTGTAATCTTATGCTTCTTCAGATAAGGGAAGAAGACGTTCTCGTAGAAGCGCTGATAGTATTCACGATAGATGTGACTACCTTTGTGACTACCAAAATGCTGGTCTGTAATAACAGCAACCTTCATCGCGACATTCTAATCTCAATGTTTTCTTTGATGGAATTGAGTCCCGAATCAGATTCGTTCATCCCTGACATACTACCATCAAACCGATCAGAGTGCAACACTTCAGAATATCCACACCGTTCAATAAGCTTAGTGCGAATCTCAAGTTGTTTTTTCTCCTTCTGAATCCTACGTAGGAATGCGTAGTAGATGATCTGGGTAAAGTAAGCGAAAGGATTCTTGGACTTTTCAGGATCGAAGTTGTCAACATACTGCAAGCAGTTCTCCACACCATCGCAAACCATATCTTCACGGAACATATAGTTCACGAAGTTAGGTTTATAACTTAAGTGAGTGGCAATCTTGAGAAAACACTCGGCAATGTAACGTGGGAGCAGAGGACGAGGAAGCTCATTCTCTTTGGCAAAAGCAACCTTCTCGCGGAAATCCACGATGGCAGCAAGAAACTCCTTGTTATTTACGTAGTACTCGGTTTTAGCTTTTGCCATATGTTTCTTTCGATGTGTGTATTATAGCATAAATTGATGGATCTGGGGGAAAGCTTGACAGCCCTCTAAGATCTTTGTATAATAACAGTGTCGCTGTTGAGAAACACCAGAGCCTTTAGAGATTCAGCTTCTATAGAGCTTTTCAAATTTAAGTCTGTATTCATCAATAAGACCTACGTGACCCATATCAGAAGTAGGTTTGATTCTGTTGGTTGATGAGTTACGGAAGACCATAGAAATACTTTCTTCATAGAATTTCCCGATCGACTCGTTCGCCTCGGTCACAGTAATTATTTTATCACTGTTTAGTAAAAAGAACTCATCTTGTTCCATTGCAGATTTCATCCAGAGATCAAGCTTGAAACCTTTGATGATTGAGTAGTCATCATCTCGGTTTGCTTCAATCACGATCATTGGATTTTGGAGCATCACAACATTGTCTTCCTCAGACCAAGCGACCCAAGAAATAAGTTCTTCTCCAGTTACTAATTTAAGTATCCCAACAAAGGGTTCTGCTAATGGATCAATCATAGGCTAGAATTTGCTACGGACTTTTATTACTTCATAATCAAAGTGTTCTTCTTGGTAGATACGAACTCTTTCTTCAAAATGTTTGTAAGTAAAGTTTTTCCACTCTCCCCGCGTGATATCATCAGCAATATCATACAGAGTAGCAACGTGTTTGTCTTTTGACTTTCTCAGCACACGTCCAATGGATTGTAAGTTGCGAATGCGCGACTTGGACGGTGAAGCGAATACGATATTATGAAGCTTCTTAATGTTGATGCCAGTCGAGAACGTTCCATAGGATGCAATAATGATCGCATCACTTTCCGTTTCCGTAATCCTACGGACCTCTTCTCGGTCCTCTACATCAACTCCCCCGTGAACGAAAAATACTTTCCGCTCTGTAGAACTATTTATCAACTCGTAAAGAGGTTCCCCGTGGCGTTCTACGTAGTTGAATAGCACAAGAGTATTGCCTGATACATCCAGACACAAATTCTTAATAAGATTGTTACGTTTGGGATGTGTAATCAGATAATCAATCTCATCGTGATACGAATCAAACGTTCCCCACTCGTGTTTGAGTAGTAGACATTTAACCTTAAGTGGTGTAAGATAACCACCTTCCATTAAATCTTTGGTTTTGACCAGTTGTTCACACGGACCAAATAATCCTTCCAGGATCCATTGATGAGTCTGAGTTCCGTCCAGTGTGCCTGTAAAACCAACTCTATATTTTACATTATGACATTTAGTCATAATTTTTGTAAGAGACTTTGACTTGAACAAGTGAGCTTCGTCACCAATCACACAGTCAAATTTCTCAAACCATTTACGTGGTTCTTTGTAGATAGATTGCCAAGTAGTAATTACTACGTTAGAATCCTTATACTTATCCTGACCCGCATAGATCTTGTGACAGTGCTTGCTAGCATTCCAACCGTAATCTTCAAAGTCTTTGTACATCTGTTCTACCAAGCTTGTGGTCGGAACAATCAGCAAGACTTTGCGCTTCATAGCGACGTGGTATCTTGCAATGCCATAGACCATCAGAGACTTGCCACTAGCGGTAGGAGACAGCAGCAGTTTGCGATTATATTTCAGAGCTTGATAAACACCTTCGATCTGGTAGATCCTAGGTTCAAATTTAGTAATGCCTTGCATAAAAGTGCGAATGCCCGACAGAGTAATCTCTGGATTCTCCTCCTCAGGCAAACCGAAGAATTTATTTTCTTCGTACGAAATGGTGTAGCGCATCGTCTTACACCAGTGCACTAGGTGCTCAGTTAGTCCGCCATAGATTTCTCCATTGCCAGGAGAGTAGAGACGGATTTTTCCGTCCCATACTTTATTTCTATACAGTGGCATAAACTTTGCTTCTGGAACCTCAAACGTGAAATACTCAGAGAGCTCTCTGTGAATGTGAGGTTCCGCTGTAACGACGTTATAGACTTCGTTTTTCTTCTGGAGTTTAATGTCCGCCACTTCTAAATTTCTCCCATTCAATAGCATTTTTAATCTGATATTGACGGGCAGAGATTTGTTTGAGAACTGTCTCTAGAAAAAACAGAATCATCTCATAATACTTTATCTTTGCGGTGATCTTTGCTAGATCTTCGTCCGCATTAAGAAACATCTCTACTTCGTCTTTAGTTGTTAACTTAAGATCAAAAGGCACATCCTTATAAGCTGAAGCAGGTGCTTTCTTCTTATAGTATAACCACTTCTCTTTGTACTTAAATTTGTATGCAAACTCTTGGTCGATTAGTTTCGACTTGTTATCACAATACAGTTCTAGGTACTTAGAGTGTAGGTAAGGGGTTTCATTGCAAGCTTTGAGAAAGTCAGGGTAACCATCATTTCCGTCTAGGATTGTGGAATCGGACTTCCACATTTCCTTCAATTGATCAAGGGTCATACTTACGAGATTCCATATTCAAGAATTCATAGAAGGCATACTTGAAAGTAACAGATGCCACTAAGAATTCTACATCAGTTGCGCCCACATTGAAAGGCAACGTAGAGAGTTGCGTAGGGAACAAACTATCAAAGTTAACAACAAAGTTAGCGTTGTAATTATTTGTCAGCACGAAAAGCTGACCGTTGCTAAACACCGCGTCATCTGCAGTGTCGGGTTCGTATGCGTTTGTAGTTTTATTGATCCAGTTCCAAATCGAAAGATAATTTTTTAAATCTTCATCGACAAGGAACTGGAGCGTGAGATCATCAAATGTAGTTCCACCAGCAGCAGGGATCGGCAGAGCTCTACGTGCTGTAGGTATTTCATTGACGACAGCAGTGACACCAGGAATATTGGCAGTCTGACAAAAGAAATCTACACCAGGAAAGATCTCAAGTTTCATCTTGAAACCTACTGGGGAAAGATAGTTCCTATTGTCTGGTTGTTGTGATACCCATTGTGCAGGCATTACAAACCTCGGTCACTACTGAGGTATTTAGTTACTTTCTTAAAACCCAATTTTCCGCGAAATCATTAGCATCCCATTCGCGGTCAAAAACTTTTTTCTCTAAAGTTTTTTCTAAAGACTCTGTACATAAGACTTCAAATCCATTACGGTCATACACGACCACAGCTGTGCGCTCTCCCTCTGGAGAAAAATAATTGGAAAGGGTAACCATTGTACAGTTGCATACACTACTAATTATACACAAAAAAAGGGGGACCGAAGTCCCCCTTGGTGCAATATGTGAATTGGATCACATAAGGTTGCGAACCAGGACGCGACGATAGTACTGGTTGCGACCAATACCAGTTGCGCTGTTGAGGTCTTCGCCCACAGCGGAACCGTCTGCCTTGAACACGAAGGGGTTGGCGACCATACCGTAGCGGGTCTTGAAGCCAATCTTAGGCTGGAAGGAACCCTGATCCACGGCGCGGACCATCTGCAGGGGCACATAGGGGCAGTAGAAGAGACCTGCGTCGTATGCGCTGCTACCCTTGTAACCAGCCACATAGAAGTGGTCGTTAGCCAGGTTTGCAGAATAAGGATCCACGTACACTCTCACGCCACCGTTGAGGGTACCAACGAAGGTGTTACCAGTGTCATCGGGGAGACCGTTGGTGGACAGTGCAGGGGTGTAGTCCAGCACGCCAGCCATATTCAGAGCAGAAGCAACATCAGCGGAGCAGAGGATGAAGTTGCCCTTTCCTCTACGAGTCTGCTGAGCAATAGCGTTAGCGTCACGCTCGATCTGATAGATCAGACCCTTGAACTTCTCAACGCTCCAGCGACCGTTGGAGTCGGTGTCCAGGTTGAAGATACCAGCGTTCTGAACGTTGTTCTGAGCACCGATCTTTGCCTGACGATACACAGTACGGATGACTTCACGGTTGATCTCAGCCAGGATCTCAGAAGAGAGAATGTTGGCGAGTTCCGTTTCAGCATCCAGACCGTGAATCGCCTTCAGGTCCTGAGCCAATTCAAGCGTGTACTCAGCTTTCAGAGCACGAGACTTGGCGGTCACCGACACCTTGTCGATGCTGAATGCCATCTCGCGGAAGTCAGGAGAACCAGAGGTTCCCAGTGCTTCCAGGTAGTCACGGCTAGCACCCTGAGCGTTCTCGTAGCGAGCATCGCCAGAAGCGTAGGTAGTGCTGTCGTTCAGGATAGCGGGGTTGTCGCCTTCAGCATCGTTGTTAGCAGATGCAGCTTGGAAGGAACCGTCGCCACCGTTGCCAGGTCCAACGTAACCAGCGGTAGGATCGTAACCAGCACCACCCTCGGCAGAGAAACCAGGGTTGGGCTCGTTGAACAGAGCTTCAGCACCACTACGATCGTTGTAGTGAGACTTCATTGCGAAGATCAGTCCAGTAGGACCGCTCATCGGTTGCACGCCACACACGTCATAAGCGACGAGGTTAGGCATAGCGCGGCGCATCAGGCTGATCAGGATCGGGTCGAAACCTGCCAGACCAGAGGAACCGTGGGAAGACTTAAGACCGTCAGCACCAACAGAGTTGATGGGAGCGGCTTCGGAGAGCATAGCGGTCTCTTCAGACAGAGCACGCTCTTGGTTTTCGAGGAGTTGAGCAGTCACCTGACGACGGTGAGAATCCTTGATCTCAGGGAGATCACCGTGATTCAGAACAGGTGCCCACTTCTCCTGCAGTTGATGGGTATCCATTTGTTTGCAGTTAAAGTTGGTTAGCGTTTATGATATAAAGATCACTTCTTACCGAGTGCCTTCACGTATGCCTGCATAACAGGTGTGTAGTTTTCGGTGAGACCTTCCACAGGAGTTTCCGACTGTTCGGTAGCAACAGACTTGCTTTCCGAGAAGTAGGAACCCTTGATGGTATTAAGCTTCTCTCTGTAAGTCTCTTCGTCCTTGAAGGAAACAGCTTCCGCGAGGGAAGCAAACTTTTCTTTCTGGGTATCGGTGAGACCTTCGCTCATTTCGGCAACAATGCCTTCACGAGTAAAGTCAGAGATGCGATTAGACAGTTTCACATTCGCTTCAATCTGTTCGTTGAGGCGATCTTCCATTTCACGAAGGGAGACGTTCATAGATTCCAGAACATCTTCTTTGCCCTCAGGCACATCAATGTAATGGTCATCGAAGAGGGACTTGAGTCCGCCAATGAAGGACTCGGTGAGTTCCACCTTCAGACCAGTGTCGATAGCAACTTGGTTCTCTTCGAGCCAACGCTCAGAAGTATACTTCAGCATACCATCGACTTCTTCTGCTAAGGAAGCACGAACCTTTTCGACTTCCTCAGCAAGCTTGGTGTTGTACTGTGCTTCCAGTTCCTCAACAATCGAACCGATCTTTGTTTTAACAGCTGCTTCAAAGATGGTTGCTGCTTTTTCCAGGAACTTCTCAGACAGTTCTTCGCCTTCTGCGAGTGCTGCAACGTCAGCACTGA